CTTCACCGTTGTTCTTGGCTTCCTCGATACCACTGATCGTCACCGTGGCGGCGTACTGCCCCCACGAATACTCAGCAGCACTGATGCCTGTCTGGGCCGTGATGTCGATGGTGTCTGTGCCGCTGTACGAGCCGGCGGTTGAGTTGGTCCCGTAAATGATCGGGACGACGATTTTCGCTCCACCACTGATCCGACGAATGGTCTGGCCGTTCGTCAGAGCGTAGAACAACGGCCGTGCACTGAAGATGTTATCTGTCAGTTTCGGGATGTAGTTCTTGAGAGTGGTAGAAAGAATCTCATCAAAGTTGCTGTTGCCAGCCATGATTCTTTACCCCTTAGGTCTAGGTGCCGTGTTGTTTCTTGGCCTGGGCGAAAGCCTCACGAAGTGACATCGGTTTCTCCGCTGTCGTGCTGGTGACTACACCAGCCTGTCGTGAAGTGCCGCTCTCCACCGTAGCGCCACGCTTAGACTCGGTCCTTTCCCGGTCCTCATGCAGTCTTCCCGCATAAGTAGCCAGGGAACCGAAGTTCATGTGAGCGTACGCCGCTTCCAGGTTCGGTATCCGATTGGTAAGCGCATGCCTGTAAAGAGCATCCGCATCGAAATCACCGTACTTGGAGTGCAGAGCATTGACTTCTTTCTCCAAAGCCGTTTGTCTCGATGTCCTCGTCTGTTGTGCCACCGTCGCTTCCAAAGAAGCGATGCGCTGCTCCTGAGGGTCCGGGTCTTCTTCCCACTCATCGGTGGGAGAGCTCGACCGGTTATCCTCGATGCCGAACGCTGTTGACAACGCAGTAAGCGCACCCTGAGGGTCCGCTTCCAAAGCCGAAACTATTGCCTCGGCCTGCTCCAAACGCTGACGTTCAGATGCCAACTCCTGCGTTTTACGGGTGTAATCCGCCTGGCGCTGGTATCCCTGTTGAAGTTCGCTTAGGGTGACCTCCGACTCTGAACCATCCACCTTCACGGTGTACGTCGAGTCCGCAGGTTCCGCTGCTTCTTCTGTTGAAGATTCTGGAGTGTCCATCGTAATGGGTTCCGTTCCTTCTATGTTTTGTGGGCACTAGCCCTCGGAGTCCAAAGGTTGCTCCTAATAGACAGCAGGCGTTGTCCCAAGTTAGCCCAGGGAAGGCAACTCCAAACCCATCTGGCCCTGGAGTTGAGCCATCAACTCGGGCGGCACACCACCCGTAGGTGCGAAAACAGGGGGCACACCAGCACCTGGGGGAGGTACAGGCCCTGGTGGCCCCCCTGGCGGCAGAGGGCCGCCTTCAAGGGCGGCCGCGTCATCTACCGGCTGAGCATCCGGCGGGAGCGGCGGCCCCTGTTCCATTATGAACCTCTGCGGATCCTTGATTCCGAAACCATCCTCTAACACATGCACAGCCAGGGCTGTCGGATCAATCACCGTTCCCACAAGAGGAGCAATAGCGTTGAGTAAGGATACAGCCTGCTGCTTGCGAATCGTGTCATTCATCGGTTGCGTCGAACCCGCCTCGACACTGAAATCGTACTCACCCAAAATGTCCTCACGGGTGTACGGAACCCACACCGACCCGCCACCCTTCTTGGCGACACGAGCCATCTCATCACCGGTCATAAACTGCTGCATCAACTGGATGACACGCCGGCCTATCTCCGAAATGGAAATCTCGATGATCGCCAACTTGTCCGCAGCACGAGCATTCTGAGCATCAGCGATGATGCTCGCCTCGGTCGCTGTACGCCTGATCTCAGGCATCGCCCCACGGGCATACTCCGACACACCCGACACCGTGTTGATGTCATTCTCGATAATCTCGCTGTAGGCGTAAATCTCCGGCGAAATCGGTGTCTGCGGCATCGGAATGACCACTTCCGACAACGACTTGTTCTCATCCAACACCGGGACCAGGCGCCCATCCTCATCGGATTCCAACGCCTCACGCCCTGCCGGCCCAAACGACCGCTCATGGTACAGGTACTTGCGTGCATACCGTTTCCGGTCGTTCATCAACTGCGACCGGGTCTTGTCGAGCTCCAACTGGAGAGATTCAATCGACTCCAGGTCACCCATCGGGTAGAACAGATCCGGGATGTCATAGTTGCGGATCATCACAAACGGCTGCCCGTACGCGTACGGCATCGGCACCGGATCAACGAGGAAACCGTCACTGTTCTCGGAGAACACGGACATCGTGTTCGCCGCAATGTCATAGAACTCCCAAATGGTGACACGATCCTCGTCGAGAACCCGGTCACGTTCATTCTCGTACTGAGAAACATACGCAGGGTTCACACCGGCGTCAGCGTCCAGGCGCTTGCGAACAGACGGCTTGTACCGCTGGTCGCGTTGAGCGTCCTCCAGGGGCCGTATGATCTTCTGAGCGATCCACCGGGCATCATCCATGCAGGTGGCTTCCGGGTCCACAAACATGTCGAACGGGGATATCCGCTCCACAAACGGCTGATCCTCAATAACCATCATCGCTGTCTGCGGCAGATTGGCGTTGATCTCCTCATCAGTCGGCAACGCCCCCGACAGGTCAGGAGACTGGAGAGCGAACTCGTCGACCTGCACACGGGCTTCCTGCATCAACAGATCCCGTTCTGCCTCCGCCAGAGAAGTCTCCTGCTCGAGGAACTTCCACCCGACCTTGATCCAGCCATGTCCGAAGATCAGGAAATCCTTGACAGACCGGCGGAACGGCTTACGAAAATCGTGGTGCCGCCACAAATGATTGACGACAGCCTCAACGAAAGCCGCACGATCATTATTGGACTCATCGTTCGCTGTCACAACGATCTTCGGATGGTTCACCGATACAGACGGTGCGATCACGTTGATCGTTGAAAATGCCAGATTGACAGCGATCAGATCAGAGCGGCTACGTGTCGATTCAGACCAATGCTTGCCACGGTACAGGTCGATCAGACGCCACCAGGTTCGGTCATACCCCTGGTCCTCACGCCACCTGCGGGTACGCTCCAACCGGCGCGTATACTGCTCATGCAGTTCAGCCCTGGTCTTCTGCGCCATCAGAACGTCGCCTTCTGAGGCAACCGTTCGATGTTGCGCCCCTGAGACTTCGCCTCAGCAAACCGTTTCTCATCAACTTCCCGGTTTGACAGATGCTGCTCATCAGGCATCAACGCCAGCGACCGACAACCCTTCCCAGTGTCGACACGAACGCTCAGAACCTTCTCCCGCCACTCCCACAGTTCCACAAGTTCCCCCTCAGTTTTCGGTCCTTTCAGACCGACCACATAATCGCAGAACTCCGGGTAGGAAGCCTCCCTGGGGAGGACCGCCATTACTTGGCGTTACTGCCGCGCAACTTAGGCTGCGGCTTCGCCGGCTCAACCTTGCCGGTCTTACCATGCTGGTTGAACGGAGTCGTGCGTGGAGAAACCTGGCCGTAGTCGCCAGTCTGCTGGGCGTACTTCGGGTCGCTCTGGCGCTGCTTGGGCGAGTTCGGAGCTCCAGGCTTCCAGATGGGGTTTGACACGACAGAACCGCCGCGTTCCATCTTGTTGTTCTGCCCCTTCGCACCGTCGATTGTCTCAGTACCGTTGGTATGCGAAACAAAGTTCTTAGCCATAACTACCTCTCGGAGGGAACAAGCGTGCCTAATAGTCCGTTCCGTGTGTCCCACGCAAAGTGTGCTGACCGATCCGAAACGGATCCTCCGACACGTCCTCCCTCAACGCCAGACGCTTCCACCAGTCAATCGTCCAGTAATCGTCGACCTTCTCGACGTACTCCGGGGCATACGCAAACTTACGCATCTGGTTCGCCAACGCCAACGCTATGACCCGGTCATCAAACGGAGAGCCCGACATCGACCCCTTCTCGTTGCGGGTGAAAGTCCGCAACTCGGCCAACGTGTTCCGATCCCGCAACCCCAGTTCACCATTCTTCAACGCAGTCGCCAAATCGTCAATCATCAACGGCTTAGACGTACGAGTCGTCCTCCACCCATACTCCTGGGTCATCCGATTCGACACCTTGTTCAACGTGCGCTTCCGAAACAGACGCGGATAACCCAACTGGCGCAACACTGTGATCGTCGTCAAACCATGATTGTTCGACTCGACACAACACAACGCATCCCGATACCACAACCCCAGGTTGAAAACCTCAGTAGCCAACTCATCAGGAGGAATATGCCCATGCCAGATCGCCGCCTGCTCCCCTGTATTCAAATCCAACACCTGGACACACGAATAGTCGCCATGCCCCAAACCCTCCGCCGTGTCCACCCCCATCACATAGCCGTGCATCGGATCCGGTAGCGACCACACCTCCAGATTCACGACCTGAACTCCACAACCCTCGGCATCACAGAATGCAGATAACCAACCTGACCACGCCGGCAGACAGCCCCAAGAGCCTCCAACATGTCCAGATCAAACACAGGATTACCCGACTTCACAAACGCTTCCTCAGGCGTAGTCGGATACTCCTGAGCGAGTTGCCACGGCAACATCGACTGCTGCTTCTCCTCATACCACGACTCGTCCCGATCCTCCGTCGCAGACCACGGAAAGAACATCGGAGCAAACTTGTTGTTCGACGCCGTAGCGCCAACCCACAGATTGTGGAAGAAGTTGCCGGAACCATTCGCAGTAGACAAACCGATGATGCGACCACCCACATCCGCCACCGGCTCAATAGAAGACCACGCCTCCTCAGGGTTCGGTAGGAACGCCCACTCGTCGACCACGATCAACGTGGCGGACTCGCCACGAGCCGGATCCGACGCAGACGGCATCGACGTGATCTGTGACCCGTTCTCGAACAGCATACGCTGCTGATGCTCAACCATCGACTTCGGACCACGATCCACCATCCACAACGGCAGATGCGAAAACCCGTACTTTG